TTTGAGAATTATACTCTGACCATTAACACAGCGGCCACTACCGAACTCTTCAGAGGCTCTGTGGCTTATGCACTCGGAACGACCACTACTAGTGGTAGTCTTGTCCAAGCAGACGCAGACTTCTCAAATGACGACTCGCTTGTCCTTTCAGATGACATCCGTCGTGGATCCTACGTCGAGTGTGTTTCCGATGGATCGCACTGGTACGTTAACGGTCTTGTCCTTGCATCCGCCGCTCCAGCGTTCAGCTAAACCTGAACTAGTAGAGTAACTTAGTAATCTCTCAAAACCCCCTTCCAATCGGTTGGGGGTTTTGTTTTATTACAAACTATTTATTGTATACAAAGGAGAAGTCCCATGGGCAAAAAAGCAAGAATGAGAAGGTACCCTCAAAAGTTTGGTAGAAAGTTTGCATCGCATCCTTTCGCAATTGCACAAGCAAAAAAGAGGGAGGAGGCTGAGGCACCCACCCCCGCACCAGTTATCGAAGAGGTCGCCCCTCCAGCACCAGTTATCGAAGAGGTCATCCCTCCAGAGCCAGTAGTTGAAGAGGCTGTTACTCCAGAGCCAGTGGCTGAGGAAGTAGTGGCCCCAGAGCCAGTTCTAGAAGTAGTCCCAAGCATCGAGGTCACACCAGAGCCAGAGCCTGTTGCAAAGCCAAAAGTTCGCAGGCCCAGAAAAGCAACTGCTAAAAAAACAACCACTAGAAAAACAACCACTAGAAAAAGAACCACTCGAAAAAAGACTACAACTAAAGAGTGATTTCATAAATTATAGTTTTAAAAGAACCCTTCGGCAGTAGTCCGAGGGGTTTTGTTTTGTGCAAACTATTTATAATGTATAGGAGATTAACGTATGTCTAAGCCAACTCTAACGCCAGCTAGCACAACAAGCAAGGTTATTCTAACTTCCACTGGAAGTGTTGCTCTTGTTGGCAATGGTGCCGGAAATACTGCTCATTATCCTTTTGGTCTGTATGCAACAGGTGGAGATCTATTCGACGCAAGCTTTGTCTCCGGCGCCTCTGATCAGGTTGCTTATACATTTAAAAAGCTCGGCGGTGATGTACTTGACATTGAGTTGACACCCGGTAATGTTTATGCAGCCTATGAAGAGGCTGTACTAGAATATGTGTATCACGTCAATAAGCACCAAGCTAAGAATGTTCTGGGTAGTTTATTAGGATTTGCTACAGCATCATTTGATCAAGATGGGCAGATGACGGGAGGCGATGCATCGGGCTCTGCTGTTAACTTATCTTTCCCAAGTTTTAGAGTAGAATATGCCCGTAAAGTCGGGGAGGGATTCTCTGAAGAAGCCGGCATTGGAGGTATTAACACTTTTTATTCCGCGTCCTTTACGTTGAATGTGGGTCAGCAAGATTATGATCTTCAATCAATTATCTCTGCTTCATCAGCTAACAATTTGGATGAGGCTTCAAATGCTGCCGTTCCCTACGCAGGTTTGGTTGGAAACAGAAAAGTTAAGATTCACAAAGTATTTTATAAGACACCGGGAGCCATGTGGCGTTTTTACGGTTACTATGGTGGATTAAATGTCGTCGGCAACCTAAATTATTACGGTCAGTATGCCGATGACACAACGTTCGAAATAATTCCAGTATGGCACAATAAGTTACAGGCTCAAGCCTACGAAGACCATCTCTTTACCAGATTATCTCACTATTCTTATGAGCTTTTTAATAATAATTTAAGGATTTTCCCAATTCCCGAAGCGTTTGTTCCTCACATGTGGGTGCAGTTTACCATTGATAAGCAGCCGTGGACCGAGGAAGCAGATAGAAAGACAGGTAAAGACGGCATCAACAATATCAACACGCTACCGTTTGATAACATACCCTACAAGAACATTAACGCTATTGGCAAGCATTGGGTCCGTCGTTATGCTCTCGCGCTCTGTAAAGAGATGCTAGGCCAGATACGAGGCAAGTTTGGCGGTAGTATCCCAATCCCCGGCGATAATGTGACCCTTAATTCAGGCGACCTGTTATCACAAGCAAAAGAAGAGCAAGATTATCTCAAGGAAGAATTAAAAACTATTCTGGATGAGATGACGTATAACGCTCTCGCACAACAAGACGCCGAAAAGATTGAGGCTATAGATAAGGTGAATGGCGGTATTCCATTAATGATTTATCAGGGGTAAGTAAATGTCAGATGAAAACAAATGGTCACAACCCGATGCGCCACCCCCTCCCTTGTTTGCTGGGAAGAAAGAACGAGATCTTGTTAAGCAAGTTAACGATGAGTTAATAGAACGAGTCATAGGACAGACAGTCGCTTATTACCCCATCGATGTCCAGACAACAAACTTTCACCCACTTTATGGCGAGGCGATTCGTAAAAACTTTTTGCCACCAATTCGAGTTCACGTTCTAGTGGAGTTCGATGGCATAAACACAAAGTTTGAAAACAGCATTGGCCTCGATAAAGAAACCAACATCACAGTTCACTTCCATAAACGTCGCTTAACAGAAGATCAAGATCTTTTTGTGAGAGAAGGTGACTTTGTATGTTACGGAAAGTTCTTTTACGAGATAGTTAGTTTATCAGAGCCACGACCGCTTTATGGTCAAGTAGATCACCTTTTGGAAATTTCTGCTAAATGTATTCGAGCACGGGAGGACTTATTCGATGCCAGCTAAAAATCCTGATTACTCATACACAGAAATAAAAAACATTGAGGGTGCCTTATCAGAAGTTGCATTTATGCCATCAACGCTTGAGAATATTGATCAAGCATTGTTCTCGTTTTTAAATGAAGATCTTGACTTGCACACGACCACAAACAAAGGAAGAATAAAGGTTCCTATTGTCTGGGTGTCATCTGAAAGAGCTTTTCAAATCAAAAACAACCAAGAACTCAGAGACGTAAACGGCTCGCTAAAACTACCCATTCTTACAATAGAAAGAACATCAGCAGTAAAAGATCCAAGCTTTAGGGGGACATGGCAAGCTCACACTCCTGACACAGGAAGAAGCTTTCACAGAACCAGAAGAATTAATGTGCCTGCTGCTAGAACTATAAACCATGGAAAAACTTCAAAGTTTCAAAATGCTTTCTCAGCCAGAAAGACAGGTGTCAACAACAATGTTGGCCATGGTCAATTAAATTTCCCAACATCAAGAACAGATAAAAGCAGAGTTGTGTATAATACTATTTACAAGCCAATACCAATCTGGGTTAAGGTGATGTACTCTATCAAGATGAGAACAGCATACTTGCAACAAATGAACGATCTTATTCAGCCTTTCTTTACGAAGACCGGCCAGATGAACACTTTCTTTATAACCCATGAAGGTCACAGATACGAGGGATTTATTGAGGGCGACTTTGGACAGTCTAATAACGTGGCTGATCTTGGAGAAGATGAAAGAACTTATATAACCGACATTCAACTTAGAATCCTTGGATATCTCATGGGCGAAGGATCGAATGATGACCGACCAAAAATAACCTCTGTCGAAAACTATGTGGACATTAAGATACCTAGAGAACGAGTTATTGTAGGTGACATCAATGATAATTTTGACGAGCTAGATGAAGGTAAAGGATTTTATAGAGAGTAAAAGGTTTTTGCCCACTACTAATACTATTTATAATGTGAAAAGCAGCATTGTATGATTGCTACATCAAGGAGAATTAGCATATGTCAGACGCTAGAAAGTTTAGATTTGTATCGCCCGGAATCTTCCTCGACGAGATTGATAAGTCGCAGATCCCGGCAGAACCAACAAATGTTGGACCTGTGATTATTGGCCGCTCCAGACAAGGCCCCGGAATGATCCCAACCACAGTTAATTCGTTTTCTGAATTCGTGGATGTTTTCGGAGAACCTGTTTCTGGAAGAAGTGGTGTTGATGATGTTTGGCGTCAGGGCAACTTTTCTTCTCCAACATACGCCGCTTATGCTGCACAAGCTTATTTAGCTGCCGGCGTAGGCCCTGTGACCTTTATCCGACTGATGGGTACCCAACACCCACAAGCAGTTGATGCTGCTGGTGTTAACGAAGGTCGCGCTGGTTATACAACCGCTAAGGCACCAACAAACGCAATTGGCACAAACGGTGGCCCATACGGACTGTTTGTTTTTGCATCTGCATCTAACCTCGAACCTGACACTATAAACGCTGGAACACTGGCCGCTGTATGGTACATGGACCATGGTGTGCCTGTTCTTTCCGGTAGCACCACCAACCCTGACGACACCCCGAACGCTGGGGAAGAAGGGACAGCTGTTGTTATTAAGTCCGATTCTTCTGGTCAGTTCAAAGTTAGAATCTTAGACTCTAGTAGTGCTGAGATCGAGAATGTTACATTCAGTTTGAATTCTTCTAGTCCTAATTTTATCCGTAGAGTGTTTAATACAAATCCACAACTTTGCAACGGCACACACAGGTCTAGCATTGCAGCCCCCGGAAACAGTAAAAACTATTGGCTTGGTGAGACTTTTGAAAGATACCTTAAGGAGCAAGAACTTGATACAGCAGTTAC